TTACCTATTCTCCACAACCAATTTTACCAAGATTTATATCTCATTGAACACTCGGCCTCAACTGTGGTAGATAACACCCAGGACATTTCATTATCGAGTATTAGTAGCCAGAAAGGTAAAGTAGGTGTTATAACAGGTTTATGAGGGGCGCCACAGTCGACGCTACCTCCATTCCTGACTTTAATAAATTTTGCATAGTTTTCATTGCCTCACCTACACCTCCACCAGTACTCTCTGCAATCTTCCCTAAATCACTAGAAGATTGGGGTACATGGTATGCTATCTTTTCTACAATTTGCGGATTATGATTTAGAATCGGTGCTGTTGCTGGCGTAGCGACATTTAATACTGTCGACAACCCTGCAACATCTGATTCTGATCTCGTCTTTCCTGATACAGATCTTCCAATTACTTCCCAGAACTGTATCACCTCACAAGCGTAGGGCGCAGATAGCGCGCCACCATAAACCATCATTCCCATATGGTGATTCATCAGGTCGTTCGATTGCAAATCTAGTACGTTTGCTAAAGAACGAGATGATAAATTCACTATTCCGTCCGCTAAATATTTTAATTCATGCTCATCGACGGGGGAATAGGTTAATGTGTGCCACTCTTCTCCTAAATTTTCAGCAAAATACGACGGTATATTAGACAGCTGTTGTGTTGTGAGAGAGGACAAAGATGAATGGTCTGGTGCTACATATGAATGTATCACACCAGCTCTCACCATGTTCGCCCCTATATATCTTACTCTCAACCCACACGCAACCAGTCTAAATTTTGTCACATCTAATCTATCCAAGGAGGACCCCGCAAACGCCAAAGATGCAGATGAATACTGTGTATTCACATTCTGCATATTTATTCCTAAATCTGGAGGCGTTGCAGTCCAACTATCTAATTGGGGAAAAGTATCACCACCTCCCGTCCAAGCTGTTGATGACACAGCTATCGGACAGTTTGTGTTAAAAGTATTAGCATAATCATTAGCAAGTCGTTGAGGTGCTAGACACACCACAAAACCTCCCGTTGTAGCACTTGCGGTTGCATTAAATCTCGTTATTGCACAATACTTTAACGACTGAGATGTTGGAAATGTTGGAATACAGGGATATTTTGCATCTTCTCCATATTCTTTACTAAACCATTTCCCACCTTGCTTAGGTCCATCAATAACTGTAAAAGGATCTACTAAGTATGCAAGGTATTTAGCCGCACATGGGGATAAATGATTCGTTACATGATCAGTTATATCATTCCACCCAACAGGTATATTCCCTGCTCGGGTTGCAGTTGGTTGTAACGCTCTCTCAAGCTTTGCATTTCCAGCCCGAGAGGGTGGACGAACAACTACTTTCTTTGCCATACTCATTCCCTTCGAGTTAGCATTTGTAGTTTGTTTCTTTCCACTTTTCTTTTTATCATTCCACATTCTAGCAGCTACATCGGGTTTCACTCCTTTCTTCACTTGCCTTTCAATAAACTGTTTTCGAGTAACCCCTTGTCCATTTCCATATGGATTAAAAGAACCTGTTTTTAATTCCTTAGAACTCCGCGCTTTATTCGCAGTCTTCGGTATTTTTACAACCGTATTCAAAGGTTTAGCAGGTTCACATTCTTCATCGATATCACACTGATTTGTTCCTCGTTGGGGTAATACCTCATCCAACATCTTTGCCTCAAACCAGTACCGAAAGATTTTATCGGACAATTCTTTATAGTCTCCGGTGTAATTAGGCACCAACCGTTTGACCACTTCAACTCTCTTCTCAATTACTGTTGGAGGTGTCCAGAGAGTTAAAAGACTGTCCATCAATTCATTCATTGACGCATCTAGGGCTAAAACTTGAGATTCAGCAGTATAAACATATAATTCATTTAACACTCCCGCTGTTCTCAACGTACATTTTTGCATCCCACCTTCTACCTGTTCGAAAACAGGAGGGTAGATACTAATAGTATTCATAATTCTTTGCATTTCTACAATATTTGGTCCACCATCCTCCATACCAAGGTAAAAAGCGCGCACCTCTCTGTCTGTGGGCACTCCGAGTTTCAAAAAACTTTTAACCACGGAATTTCCACTTCCAGCATTATCTGGGCACGCAAAATACTGTAAAACTTTAGTATAAAAAGTTCTATATTCCTCCCATATGTCATGGGGGTACAGCATTATAAGAATAGAATATATCTTCATAATGTACTTTTCTGGACTATACTTTTCTGAATCAAAAAGCACAGTCAACATCAAACGTGAAAGATCCCATTTTGGGAAATAATCTTTTCCATTCTGTGAGATCCGGAACCCTAGAAAAATTGCGTCAGTAACAGGACGTTTTCCAGAGTTTAATGTTTTCAACACAAGTCCATGATACCGTAATAATCTATCTGACAACCAACTTTCATCATTCATAACGTCAAAATCATCATGAACTGATGCAAGATTGTCATCACCATACAACTTCACAATTTGTGCAAATACTTGATCATAGGTGGGAAAAGTTTTAAATTTTTTAAAATATGCTGCTACTAGTATATCACATAAAACTTCAAACCCTGCCTCTATATTATTGGCAGTTGTCATTCCAGAACCCGAATTATTTCCTCGTCTCCTTATAACAACATCACCATTAGTCATCACCATGTAACTTCGTTTAAGTGCATTAGTTACCCAAACTGCTAATCTATCCAAATCTGGATCTTTATTCATTTTCCTAAAATACCGTAACCTTCGATCAGCAACCCTATGTAGTG